TCAAGATATTACTAATGTAAATCCAGGAGAGCCAGGTAGTCCATACACTATATCTGGATCTTATTCATCAACTTATAACTCACAACCAACTGGTAGTGGAACAGGTGGAGTATCTTATACACTAACAACAGTACCGGATGCAACAAGTACAGGGGTAGCAACTATTCAAGTACTGTTTGGTGACTTACGATTTTCATCAAGTATGGTTGGTGGAACAATGTATGTATCTGGTGGTATAAATCATTTATCAGGCTTACAACCATACCCTAATCAGTTTCATACAATACCAGCATACTACGCAACTATTAGTGCAGTACTAAACGGTACTACAGCTGAAGTTATCCCCGCATACCAAGTGCAAGGTTCTGGTGATAGAGGTTTACCATATTATCCTACTAGTTTTAATACAAAAAACGGTCACCAGCATACATGGACTGAGACTTCTAACTCTATATCATTTACGGACCCTACTGCACCAAGCTCAAGTATAACACGACAATTTTTAACAAAAGAAATAAATATTTCATATGCGGATATTGAAGTATTTGATCTTAAACCAGATTGTGGCGCTGCTACATTCATGGATATATATTGTAAGAGTGATCGATACTCCGGTAACGAAACAAAACTCGCTCAAGTTGCAATAGAGCCTTTTAATTTTCTTATAGATGAGATATCTACATTAGGTACGAAGGTATTTGCTAAACCTATCGGTGAGTTTCCTAACGATTTCGAAACTAATTTATATTGGGAAATAGGGAACGGGGGTAACACACATAAAGGGCAATCTACTTCTGCACAACATAATACTTCAACTCTAATGAACTCAGTAAAGGTAGATGGTGCAAATTTAACTGCTGATGATTATATAGTTTTTAATAATAAAGCAGATTTCGACCCAACCCTGTATAAAGACACAAGTTACTTTATCGATTTTGATGCAACCTCTGACGTTGGTGGAGACCATAAACCAGTTGTGGATGTATATATTTCTGGTAGTAAAGTAACACCTACTAACCTTCAGAATCCATCAGAAACTATACTTGGACAACATATAGGTACTCTAACTAATAATTCAAATGGATATCAGCAATTTTTAAATAATTCATTTGAATATCGCAATGAAGTCAGTACTGCGGTCAATTTACGGTTTGTAGTTAGATCTGGTACATGGCACATTAGGGGTGTTAGGTTAATGAACTGCCCAGGTGAGATTAGAGATACTGGTATAACTCCAAACCATACTCGCTTATTAATACCTATGCCGACGTTAGCTAAAGCTGATGATTGTTATAGCTTTACGTTGCGTTATTCAAATAAAAATGCAGTAGGTAATATTGAAACTAAAACTGCATCATGTACAATATTTTCAGGAACTGATCCTGGACCATTATTAGATTCACATGGAGGTGATGGTGATTGGTTTATTGGGCAGCATGTATTAACCTCTTCACGTGATGTTTGGATCTCTGGATCTTTAATAGTGAGCGGTACTATCTTTGCAGACGAGTTTTATACTAACATAGTATCTAAATCTATATCACAAATAAACGTATCAGGATCGAGTACATTTGGAGATGATTGCGCAGATACTCACGTATTTACTGGATCAATAAAACAACATTGCGGGGATATATTCGGTGGTGGTAGTTTAACTATACAGAATATAACAGCTTCAGGTGACGTAAGTATATCAAATATTTTATATGCTGATACAGTTATAGCATCAACAGCAAGTATAACTAATATGTACACTTATGCATTAACCTCATCATACATTAGTAATTCTTACAATATTACTACAAATTACATTACCGCATCATATGGTAATATTTATCACTTGACTGGATCATTTACTGGTACTATCGGTGGATTAAATACAATAATACATGCAACTGGATCAATAGAAGGAACTGCAAGTTATGGTAGAGATAATGACTGGTATGCTCAAGGAAGTACATATGTCGGAGGATTAGGAGGAATTGATCCTACAATTGGTGGCGAAATATATCACACAGGTAGGGTAGGAGTTGGAGATTTTTCTAGCAATAACTTACCACCAGGTGTTGGAGTACATAGCAGCCCTATGTTTACAGTTACTGGTTCAACAAGCATGAGTATGGGTAAAGCAGGCTCTAGACCTTTATTTGTCCGTGCTAATACATCATCGATGTTTTTTCAAGATGTACCTAAATCAGATAATCATGACTGGGATGGAGCTGCTCTCTATTTAGACGGTCAAAATGGTGACGGTATAGGTAATGATTATAGTGCAATAGCAAATACAAGCTTTGGTAGTTTAGTTTTAGTAACTGGTAATGGTCATAAATTGATGCCCAAAGTTGAGATAACTCCTTCAGGTAGTATGTTTATAAACTCAGGAAGTTTATCTGTTGGATTTAAACGGGATGGAATCGAAGGAGCAGGCTTCGGTGGAGACATAACTGCATCTGGTAACATAAGTGCAAGTGGTAATCTACATATTAGTTCTTCTGAAAAGCCGGATGATAATTCATTAAAAATATTATTAAAGGATCTTAGTACAGGTTTAGTTTACCACACTGGTAGTTTTGGTGGTGATGATCTAGGAAATCATACTGCTACTCAGGATCTAGATATGAATAATAGTAGCATTTCAAACAGTCTACATATCACTGCAAGTGGTACAGGTTCATTTGGATATATCCGAGTTACAGGTCAAGGTGTTATAGATGGCCCTCTCGGTGTAGGATTATTAGAGCCTACTGGTGGTATGTTTAACGTATCAGGAACATCCAGGTTCCAAGGAAATACATATATAACTGGTAATTTATTCGTATCAGATATTGTAGTTGCACAAGAATTTCATACTGAATTTGTTTCTGCTTCTATAACATTTGCTTCTGGATCAAACAAGATGGGTGATACATCAGACGATGTTCATCAAATGTCAGGGTCAGTCAGAGTAACTGGTTCAGGTCCAAACTATTTTGTAGGTGGAGGTCATTTTGGTATAAATACTTCAACCCCTACTACACATTTAACTATAGTTGGTAATACTAGTGGAAGCCAAACAGGGTCATTCCACTTTGGTAAATTTGGATCAAGAGGTTTATTACAGGTATATGATAACTCAACCAGTGCATTTGTAAAATCTCTAAACAGTGATCTCCATATAGGAACTAATCGAGATCAAGATAATGTATACATTAACGTAGGTGATAACTGTCCTACGAGAATGTTTGTATCTAGCTCAGGTAAAGTAGGAATTGGTACAACAAATCCTGAACATGCATTAACTGTAATGGGTGATATCTCAGCAAGTGGTAGAATATTTGGATTAGAATTTCACACACAGCACGTCAGCTCCAGTATAGTATACGTAAGTGGAAGTACTAAATTTGGAGATACTCATGATGATAAAGCTCACTTTACTGGTTCTCTACAATTACAGCATACTCAAATGTCTATATTTACTGGTAGCGGTAAATTTGGTTTTGGTATAGATACACCAGCAAGGCCATTTACACAAAAAAGCCATAAGTTAATGCATATTTCTAGTGGGAGTAATAGAGTTGTAGCGCTCGAGGTTACTAACTGGGAAACTGCATCTGCATTTACTGCTGCAGGAGGATCTACCGGTGGTAGTAGTCCAAATACTAACGGTCCAAGAGCTGCTATATCAGTAGTTGCTTTTAATTCAAGTGCTAGTTATGGATTAGGAGGAACAAAAGGAGCCACGTCTGGAATATTTTCAATGCATCCAGATACATACGAAGGAGCTACAACAGGAAATGATCTTAGTGATGGAGGGGATGTAGATTCAGAAGGAAATAGACTACTTCAAGAAGTTTTACATATAACTACTGGGGGAAGTCCTCAAGGTAGTATAAATTTACATGCTAGAGGGGATAGAGGTCAGCAAATTAGATTCTTCACCGGAAATGATGATGCTAGAAATACAGGTGGTCCAGCTGTTGAAACTCAAAGGATGACTATAAAGCATGATGGAGAGGTTGGAATTGGTACTCACGATCCAGCTAGAAGATTACACGTATCGAAATCTATAAATGAAAGTGCAACAACACCTATAGTAAGATTTGAAACATTACCATCCGCATCTGATGCTAGCTACAACATGGTGTTAGTAAATGCATCCGGAGATTTATACCAAGGAAATTATAGCCATGTAAATGAAGGTATAGGTATTAGTAGTGCAAGTATTACTAGCCTTAACAATTATAGTTTTACTTCATCAATAATTACATCATCGGTCTACATAGGATATACTTCAAGTATAACCCATATGCAAACATATGCTTTAACTTCATCTATAATAAGCGCATCACAAATCATCACGAATGGATTCACTGCATCTAATGCAGATATTACTTACCTTACTACTACACAACTAACAGCATCTACTGCTAACATTACGAACTTAACTGCATCAAGTGCAACTGGATCATTTACTGGTTCATTTCTAGGTACCCTTACTGGGACAGCATCCTGGGCAACTAATGTTGTTACATCGTCACACGCTTTATTTTCTGTTACGTCGTCACATGCATTAGGAGGTAGTGGATCTTTTCTTGGTTATTTTTCTGGTTCATTATTGGGTTCAGTTACTGGTTCATTATTAGGAACTGCAAGTTACGGTAGAGATAATGATTGGTACAAACAAGGTGAGATATACGGAGGGGCAGATCCTACTATAGACGGTCAAGTGTATCATACAGGCAAAGTTGGTATAGGTGATTTTTCTTCAACTGCAATAGCAAGTGAATTGACTGTAAATGGTAATATAAGTGCAAGTGGTATAGTTTATGGACAAACTGGTATATCTGGAAGTTATATTAGTGCAAGTAAAGAAATTTATTCAAAAGGCCATATTTCTGCATCAGGTAATATAAGTTCAAGTGGATATATTATAACTAATGAAGCTCGTGTATTCGGTCATATAACAGCATCAGGTAATATAAGTGCAAGTGGTAATTTACATATTAATTCGTCTGAAAAAATTAACGATAGTAATTTAAAAATATTAGTTAAAGATTTAAGTACTGGATTAGTTTACCATACTGGTAGCTTTGGTGAATCCGGACAAGATACTGATTGGTTTGATTCTAATACAGAGAACAGCGCACCTCATAATACAGGATCAATATACCATAGTGGTTCAGTTGGTATAGGAGATTTCTCTACTTCAGTACCAGTAAGACAATTACATATTACACAATCACTTGCAGATTATAAAGCTAAAACTCCACCTGTAAGAATCAGCAGTCTACATAGTGATCCACAAAGAAATATTATGACCTGGAATTCAGGTTCTGGTGATGTATCTTATACACAATTAGGTTGCGCTTTAGACTTAATGGATAAAGATAATTGCTGTTGTCACCTCCATGAAGATACTAATATTTATATTTTCATAGATGATACTAGTTTAAATATTACTGGTAACGCTACGCAGACACCTGACATATTAACAAGGTATGTAATTACCAAGTTTGAAAAAGATATGAGAGACAGGTACTCATACTGGAAAGGGAATATATATGTCGGTACTGGAGTAACTGGTGAACCAAGAGAACGGTGGTTGTCTTGGATGTCATGGCCAGCTGTAGGAAATCAGAATGAATTAGGTGCAGGATCTGGTATTACTGGTAGTATGGAATCTGTAAGATGGGCTTCTAACGACGTAACTAGTGAAACTGCAGGAACATTTGCTTCATCAGACGACTTTACAGCTTTCGGTCAAAGTACATCTAACTACTATCTTGAAAATTCTCCAATAAGTGCATCTGGAATACCTGATACAAATGTAATTATATTTAATATTGTTGATGAAACAAATGCAGCATACCATGGAAATACAGCTCTAACAGGACTCGCTGCAGATTTTAGTGAGCAACCGACTGATGATTATAAAAAGGATTATGGATTATTCGTAGGTAACGCTCATACAACTTATGATTGTTTCTCAGGATTTGTTTATGCACTACCCTCTTCACAAAATATAACGCATAATGCAAGGCAAGAATTTGCATTACATTTATATGGAGCAGTAGAACCTGATATTGTTTCACCACAGAATTTTATAGGTGATACTCCAACAGGGGGTAACTTATCTGCAATAACCGGATCTAATCCGTATGCAAATGCAGCTAACAGTGTCGGTTCTGGAGTATCACCTCACTATGAAGGTGGAATATATGGATTAAAAAGCCAATCAATATCAGAGAAACATAATTTTACAGCTGGTATAGCATCCTGGTATGGTAATATACCTTACGGAACTGGTATAGCTAGTAATGTTATAAATAAATCAGGTTCTTGGATACACGGTCAAGCCAGTTTTAGTAACGATATGTTTAAGTACTTCGATGGGAATTCAATAGGAGTTAAAGTTGATGGTAAGACAATTTGTATAAATGACGCTAATGAATTATTTGTTAGAACTGGATCATTTAGAAGCATGAATGTTACAACATCAACTATAACACACCTTACTGCATCTTACCTAAGTTCATCAACTAACACTATCACAAATATGTTTACAGCATCATATGCTAATATTTACAACTTAACTGCATCAATAGCTAGTGTTACTTACTTTACTGCATCGTATGCTAACATCACACAGTTAACAGCATCTAATGCTACTATAACAAATTTAACTGCATCTAGTGCTAATATAACTAATTTAATTGCTACTGGATCATTCTATGGCAATCTTCAAGGAACTGCTTCATATGGAAAAGATAATGATTGGTTCGACGCACAGACTGCAACAGGTGACCCATTATTTACAGGTTCAATATACCATAGCGGTTCAGTTGGACTAGGTGACTTCTCAGGAGCAGGACCTGACCGCCAATTACATATATCTCAATCTCTAAAACAATATGCTGCAAAAGAATCACCAGTTAGAATAAATAGTTTACACAGTGATCCACAAAAAGCTGTTGTAACATATAATACAGGTTCAGGCGATTTATCTTATACCGAATTAGGATGTGCATTAGACTTAATGGATAAAGATAATTGTTGCTGTCACCTAAACGCTAAGACTAATATCTACATCTTTATAGATAATACCAGTATGACCATTACAGGTACAAATACTGACACACCTCCTATCCTAACCAGATATGTAATTACCAAATTTGAAAAAGATATGAGGGAGAAATACCCTTACTGGAAAGGAAATATTTATGTTGGAGAGGGAGATCAAGATTCTCCAGCAGTTAGTTTTGGTAACTATAACTCATCAGGAAATACAGTTAGAGAAAGATGGTTATCTTGGCTATCATGGCCAGCAATGGGTAATCAAGATGAATTAGGTGTAGGACATGGTATTACAGGTAGTATGTCATCTATTCGGTGGGACCAAACTGGTGCAGGGACTGTTGAAACTGCAGGAACACATGCAAGTTCAGACGACTTCCACGCATTTGGATATAGTTCATCTGCATACTATCTTGAAAATGCACCAATTAGTGCATCTGGAACAGTAGATAAAGACTGTATTGTATTTGCAATGGTAGATGAAGTTAGCTCACTCTACCATGGCTCTTCTACTCTTAATGGTAATGATGCTGACTGGGGAACAGTAACTGCGAATTATTATGATACTACACCTGAAGGTGCATCAGTAAATACTAACACAGTTCAACCAACTGCAAACTATAAAGCAGATTATGGAAACTTTGTAGGATATGCGTATCCTAAATACGATTGCTTCTCTTCATTTGTATACGCCTTACCGTCTTCAAATGGAATCACGCATCTAGCAAGACAGCAGTTTGCGCTACATTTATATGGAGCAATTGAAACTGACACTGTAACTACAGCTAACTTTAATGGTGTCTCACCAACTCAAGCTAATCTAAATTCAATACTTACATCTAATCCATATGCTAACGCACAAGCTTCTTGTAGTAACGAATCTGGAGGTAGAAATTATTCGAAATGGTACACAGGTGGTGTTTATGGGTTAGCTAGTCAATCTGTATCTGAAAAACACGATTTTCCAACCGGTGTAGCAGGATGGTATAATAATTTAAGTTACCCGGTTTCAACAGCAAATATAAACAAATCAGGCTCCTGGGTACATGGTCAAGCTAGTTTTAGTAATGACATGTTTAAGTACTTTAATGGTAATTCAATAGGTGTTAAGGTTGATGGAAAAACTATATGTGTAAATGAGTCAAATGAATTATATGTAATCACAGGAAGCTTTAGGACTGAGCTTAATGTAACAAAATCAGTAATAAGACATTTAACCTCATCACATGCAGTAATAGATGATTTAGTTTTAACACATGCAACTATGAGTGGTAACTTCACTCAATCAGGTCATGGTACAGTTAGTGCTTGGGATGGTCACTTCCACTCCTTAAATGTACATACAGCTTTTACTGCATCCGGACATACAACATTAAGTCGAGTAAACGTTTCAAGGTGGATTCGTTCAACAGGTAGTATATCAACTTTAGGAAATATAACTGCATCTGGAAATATAAGCACAAGTAATACAATATACGCTAATAATATTGTTATCGGTAGAAGCAGTACAGGTGGTTCAGGTATAAGTGCAACGAATATAACTGCAAGTAATAATATAACTGCAAGTCAATTATTAATATCACGCAATATTAGATCAACTGGAAGTATATCAACCCAAGGAAACATAACTGCATCAGGAAACATAACTGCAAGCCATTTACATGTATCAAGGGATATCCGAGTAACTAGAAACATCCACGTTACAAACAGTATATCAGTTTCAAACGATATTACCGCAAGTGGTGTAATAAGTGGTCAAACAGGTTCATACCAATATCTAGGTTCAACTGGGCAATTTAGTGCAAGTGGGTTATTCAATGTATCTGGTACATCTAGATTTCACGGTAATACTTATATCACTGGTAACTTATTTGTATCTGATATTGTAATAGCTCAAGAATTTCATACCGAGTTCGTATCAGCATCGATAATATTTGCATCAGGATCTAATGTCCTCGGTGATAACCCAACTGATGTACAGCATATAACTGGTTCACTCAGAGCATCAGGATCTGGACCACACTATATTGTAGGAGGTCCTGTTGGTATAGGGACCATCCGCGGAACGGTACCAACTGTAAATCCAGCATTCAGCCTTACAGTGTCTGGTTCGATAAGTGCAAGTCAAGATTTATCAGTAGGTGGTAATATAACTGCATCTGGTAATATATTCTCTAGCGGGTTTGTTACATCAAGTAAAGGTTTTTACTCATTCGGCGGATTTACAGGATCAATAAAAGGTAATGCAGATACAGCTACAGCAGCTACTCTTGCAACTAATGCAACTCACATTTCAGTAGCTGATAATGACACAACTAATGAAAATAATTTAATAACATTTATAGAAGATGAAACTGCTACTGGTAATGTAGGCCTAGAATCAGATACAGATTTTCACTATAATCCATCAACTGGTAGGGTAACAGCTACCCAACTTGCTGGTACTCTACAGACAGCAGCTCAACCAAATATAACTTCATTAGGAATGTTAACTAACTTAAGTGTTAATAATAATATTCATATTACTGGTTCAGTTATAGCTACGCATTTAAGCGCAAGTGGAGGAGTTACTGCATCTGGAATTTATATTAGTGGATCAACTATTTTTGGAGATGGTGATAATGATACACACACATTTACTGGTAATATAACTGCATCTGGTAATATAAGCTCAAGTGCTTTATCTACAGGGTCATTTGGTGTATTAGAAACACCGAAAGGTATAAATTTTGCTAACGCAAACAACAATCAAGGCTCTGGTATTATATTTAATCCTACTGATGGTGATAAGATTAAGATCATTGCAGGAACTCGGAATATGATTGAGATTAGAAACCCTAAACTATCAACTCAGTTATCTGCTGGTGAGGTGGTGATTAATGAGGATAGTTTAGTTATTGATTTCAGGGTAGAATCTGGTGGTAATGATAATATGCTTCTTGTTTCAGCATCCTCAGATACAGTAGGTATAGGTACAGCTAATCCATGTAAAACTTTAACAGTAGAGGGTGATATAAGCGCAAGTGGTACTGTATATGCTACTAACATAAGCGCAAGTGGTGTAATAACAGCAAGCGGATTATCAATTTATGGAAATATAAGCGCAAGCGGGTATATAACAGCAAGTAAAGGATTCTATACTCCGAGTGGGTTTACTGGATCATTACAAGGAACTGCTGACACAGTAGCTACAAATGCAAACTTATCTGGTGATATAACTTCAATAGGTAATGAGACAGTGATAGCTGCAGGAGTTATAATTGATAATGATATAAATGCTTCAGCAGGAATAGTAGATACTAAATTAGCAACTATATCAACAGCTAATAAAGTAGAAATAAGTGCAATAAATATTGAAGGTGGAACAGATATAGGGGAAGCGCTAGTTAGTACTGACTTGTTTATAGTTGATCACTCTGCCAATGGTACAAATAGATTTGTATCTGCAGAACGAATTCAAGATTACGTATTAGGTAGTTCAATGACTACTGATATAACAACTACAGGTACAATAACTGCACATACTATTATAGCAACTATAATTTCATCATCACGAGTAACTTCATCAATAATATTCTCAAGCGGATCAACTATATTTGGAAATGTACACTCAGATAGTGCAGTACCAGCAGATACTCATACGTTTATAGGTAATATAACTGCCTCAGGTAATATAAGCGCAAGTGGGTATTTAACAACACAGCATGTAACAGCCTCAGGTAATATAAGTGCAAGTGGAAATATAATAGTTCAAAACATAACTGCATCTGGTTATATTAGTGCAAGTGGTAATATATACACTAACGAGTTACAGATTGGATCATCCTCAAATAGGATCCATGGGTTCTTTGAGGGTGGTGAGCAAGATTTAATTATAAGTGGTAGTGATAATGATGTAAAAATAATGTCTGGAGATGATATATCACTACGACCTAAAAATTCTGTAAAAATATATACAGGTAATGCTGCAGATGAAGGACTAATATTACAAGACAAATCAGGTAAAACATTATTCTCAGTTTTAAGCGATGGTTCTGGAGCAACTACAGCAACTGGATTATTAAGCTCGAGTAGAATAGAAGTTGCAACTAATATATTTGCAACAGGTAGTGTATCAGCAAGCTTCATAAGTGCAAGTAAAGGTTTATGGACTTCCGGTTCATTATATGCAAGAGATATATTTGCTACAGGATCTTTAACACTAGGTGGACCAACTTCAACACATACAATAAAAGGAAATATAACAGCCTCAGGTAATATAAGTGCAAGCTCTGTAAATGTTTCAAAGGGGATTCGTTCAACAGGTAGTATATCAACTTTAGGAAATATAACTGCATCAGGAGAAATAAGTTCAAGCAGTACAGGTTCATTTGCATATTTGAGAGTAGTAGCAAATCCAGAACCAGCAGCAGCTAATAATGTAGTAATAGCTGAGTTTGTAGGTGATTCAGATTCACTTATAATTAAGAATGAATCAACAGGTGACTATTCAATTGGTAATAGTGCACAAGACAATAAAATCATGTTCAAAGATGGAGCTGGTGGAATAGATTTCTTTTATAATAATGTAAATACATTAAATGTCACTGAGCACGGGATAGGTATTGGTGGTAATTATCCCACAGACACAAACTTAACAAACGCAGCTGGAATAATGCTTCAAGTCCGAGGTAATATATCAGGATCAGAAAATATAACGGTTGAGGGATCAGGTTCATTTGGAGGTCACGTAACAGCTTCAGGTAATATAAAAGCAGGAGGCAATATAATATTAGATGATGGTGGTGAGATACAAGAAGCAGGAGGAACATCTGCATTTACATTTGACGGTAGTGGTAACGTTACAAAAATAGGTCAAGATTCACCATCAACAAATGAAGTTTTAACTTGGGATGGATCTAAATGGGTAGCTGCAGCAGGAGGGTCAGGAGGTTCTTCAGCAGCTGATGATATTACAGCAGGAGATGCAGCAGTTGATATTACAACAACAGCTGGTAATATAACTTTAAGACCGCAACCAGCTGGTTCATTAATTGATTTAAGAGGAACACTTACAGGTGGTGGTACTAAATCAATAATTATCCTTAATACAAGCGGAGATGGTGGAGCTCATATTAACGGACACGTTACAGCGTCAGGAAATGTTAGTCAATCAAATTGTGATTATACTGCTTCATTTGGTCGTTTAGAAGTTTGTGGAAGAGCTTTAATAAATGGTAATTTAGAGTTAGGTGGTGAAATAGTAAGAGAGGGTACAACCACTGGTACAGGAATAGGTATAGGTACTAATGGTCAAGTTACAGTAGCTGGAATTCTGATAGCTGACCAGGTAGTTCGCTCTGCAGATGGTTCGACTGTAATAACGATAGATAATAATGGTAACGCAGCCATTGCAGGTAATCTAACAGTTAGAGGTGAGATAGTAAATAAAGCAGATGATGGTGATGATGATAAGGGTATAAAATCAGAAGTGCGTGGTGATAAAAAAGATATAGTTACCAAAAATGAAGAGAATGGATCAAAAATTATTACCAGGATTCAAAATGCAGCAGACTCAAAATTTGAAGTTCAAAAGAATGACGGAAGTAAATCAGTCCTGTTTAGTGTAGATAAAGATGGTAAATTAGAAGGATTATTCGACTATGATGGAGGAGAGTACTAATTATTATTATGGATATAAAGGAAACCTTTGGTAGCTGGATAGCAGCTCAAGTTCTAAACGAACAGAAAGAGATTAAAACTGTAGTTGCAATTTACCCAGGTAGATTTCAACCTATGGGGGCACATCATGCTCAAGCTTTTAAATCTTTACCATTTAAAAATAAATTTATTGCTACTTCAAATAAAGTATCAAAACCTAAATCACCTTTTAGCTTTGCAGAAAAGAAAAAAATTATATCAGCTTACGGATTAGGTGGTAAGTTAAAACAAGTACGAAATACTTATAAAGCTGAAGAAATACTAAAACGTTATGATCCAGAAACTACTGCAGCTATATTTGTGGTTGGAGCTAAGGATGCATCTAGATTAGGTGGTAAGTTTTTTCGACCTTGGAAAGGTACAGCCGAAGTAGGGTACAGAGAAGGTGCGTACACCTATATAGCACCGCATGTCTCAATGAACGTACCAGGTCACGGTGAGATGTCAGGTACCACACTACGAGCAGTGCTTGGTGATAAGAATTTAGAGGATTCAAAAAAACGCAAGATATTTACTAGTATATTTGGTAAAGCAAATATACGAAATTATGACTGGATCACGAAAAAACTAGAAAGCTTATCAGAAGCAGTTATCGAGCAATTTATAGTAGATAATGATTTCGCTAAAATAATATCAGAAGTATCTAGCACAGGTACATCTAAGGGAATGGAGGTAGATGATGGACCATCGCACGGATTTGGAAGCTTAAAATCATATAAAAAGGTTCAAAAGAAGGTTGCAGAGAAAATGGGATGGATGGTATTAAATCAGTTACTAGATTTAGGAGACGGCGAAACTGTTCTAGCTAGTGATGATATACCAACACCATCAAATCATAGACGCTCAGTAAAATATCCTAATGGACCTATTACAGCCGTATCATTCTTTCCAGCTGGAGATCAGGGAGTAAAAACTCCTAGTAATCAAATTGATATGTCAACTAGTGCAGCTTATAGAAAATGGAAAAAGCATATAAAGAAAATTGCAACAGAAGTTGGAATGCAATTAGTAAATTGGGTAGACTCAGATGTAGCTAAAGATAAGAAAAATATTGAAGGTGATAAAATAAAAGAACCAAATCGACCTGATAAAGCAATATCTAAAATGGTTAAGAAAATTGCTAAAATAAATAAACCTGATCGTCAAGATAAGAAAGCAATTAAAAATCTTAAAGATTTATCTATAACTGAAGAGGTAAAGAAGTTAATAAATGAAGGTGGAGCATATGGACATATGTCTCACCCATTTGATGATAAAGGGTTAACGTTTGGTGACTTTAAGCAAATTATAGATAACTCACTACAAGGCCATTTAGACCTTGAAACATCTGCTACAGAAAAGACTGATGGTCAAAATTTATTTATTACCTGGAACAAGAAGCTATTAGCTGCAAGAAATGGTGGAGATCTTAAACGTGGTGGAATGGATGCGAAAGGTGTTAAGTTAAAATTTGCAAATAGAGGTAATATTGAAAAAGCGTTTAACTATGCTATGAGAGATCTCTCAAAAGCAATTGGGAGTTTAAGCGATAAGCAAAAGAAAAAAATATTTGATGATGGTAACAATTGGGTAAATATGGAAATTATGTATCCAGCATCTGCTAATGTAATCGTATACGATGCGCCATATTTACAATTCCATAATGTGCTACAGTATAAAAACGGATCTGCAATTGGATCAGTATCAGGAGGAGCTAGAGTACTTGCAGGGATGATATCACAAATTAATCAGAGTTTACAAAAAAGCTTCAGTATAATTGGTCCACGATCATTAACTATTAAACCGCATCAAGATTTTGGAGCACGTAGACCATACTTTGTAGGTAGGTTAAGCAGTCTGATGTCTGCATACGGGATGAAGAATAGTAATACATTTGGTGAATACCATCAAGCTTGGTGGGGTAATTTTATAGATAATAAGTTCAAAGGTATAGATAACACTATCCGAACTGGGTTAATAAAGCGTTGGGCATTCTTTGATAAATCGTTTAGGTTAGATAAAAAAAACTTCACAGATGAGAATATGTTAGCAATAGCTAAAGGGTATGATAAGATGGACCATGCAGGTCAAGTAAAGAAAAATATGCTGCCGTTTGAAACTCTATTCTTTCAATTAGGAGCTGAAGTATTAAAAAATGCAGAAGGATTCCTAGCGGCAAGTCCAGATAAAGCTGTTCAGAGTATAAGACGCCAGTTAGCAAAAGCCATATCTGATGTAAGAAAGGGAGGTGATCTTAAGAAGTTAAATAGAATGACTCAGCAGTTAAACAAGATACAAGCTATTGGTGGATTTAAAACTATAGTACCTTCAGAAGGTTTAGTGTTTATTTATAAAGGTAAAACTTATAAATTAACAGGAGCATTTGCACCAGTCAATCAAATAACTGGAATGATGGCATTCTAAACGTGTTTTAATAATTAATAACATACTTATTATATATGAATCTAGATATTAACATAGGTGATACAATACTTACAGGTCGTTTTAAAAATAAACGGATTGTAGTTAAAGAGTTTGGTGTAGACGAAAAAGGTCAACCAACTATTAATGGAAGACCTATATTAAAATTTAGAATAGAAAAATTAATGCCTTCCAAACAAGATAAAACTGAAAACGATATCACAGAGTTTGTTAGTAAAGTTATAGATAATCAAATCAATAAAAGATAAGTTATGTCAAAATTAAATAATGTAAAAGCAGTAAATCAAATGATCCGAGGGGAGCATAGGACTCAAACTCAAAAAACTAGAGGTTTTGAGCAACAATCGATTGAACGAAAAATAGGTGATGCATGGGTGGATAAGCACGGTCAAAAATGGATACAGAAAAAAGGTTACAAAGCTCGTGTTAGTAAACTTAGCAAGATACGAAATGTAATCGATCAATCACTATGTCCTGAGTGTAATAAGAAATCTACTAATTTTGATAAACAGTTTATAACACGTGAAGGTAAATGCCATGATTGTATTGTAAAATACGAGACTCTCTTAGTATGTGAAGGATATACAAAGAATGAACCTATTTATGAACAATGGGAGCGTGAAAAAATTAGAAAAAACGTAGATAGCTTCTTACAAGATGCGTCTAAAGATGTTGAGATGTTAAAAAATAGATTCACAAGAACAGACTATGTTAATAGTGATGGTACAATAGATAAATGGAAGCTACCTGAATCGGTAGAAGATATTGAGTCTAGTATAGATAAACAATTTAACAAGTTTAAAGAGCAACTCTTAAATAAATTAGAAAAGGGAGACAATCATGTCAAGTTGGGACGATAAAAAATGGCGTAGAATGCAATTCGATTTGCAGGAACAAGAACAGCAAGGTGATGAGAAACTAACCCAGATGGTAACATCCATGACGGATTATGTAATGAATATGCAGACAACTTTAGGTACATTACCAAACTACCTTCCATTGTTAATGAAACCGAATGATCCAGCTAAATCACCAGAACAAAATAATATTGATAGAGATACTATTATTGCAACAATGAAAACTTTGGATGATAATCAGAAATTATTAACTCAAACATACGAATTCTTTAATAAATATATTAATCAAAAATATAAATTTAATCCAGGTTCAATGGAAAGCAAGCCCGGAGAACGTAGAAACAAGGTGAATAGAGGGAATAACAATGGGTAGTTTTAAAAAAATAATACTATTTATTATCAGCGCAATTGGGGTTTTATTAGCAGCTAAAAGTATGACAAAGCGAAAAATAAATCCTAAAATAGCAAAGAATGATGCAGAGGTTAAACGGTTAGGATCTCAAATTCAGGAAGTGAAAGCTGTAAAAAAAATATTAAACAAAGAACTAACCAACTTAACTAAAAAAGCTGATGGTAGAAGCAAGCAAGTTAAAGATGCAAAAACGAACGTTAAAAAGAACGATCAAACAATTGCAGACTTGGAAGCAGCTCTAGCAGAAGCAGAAAAAAATCTATAGGAGATTAAAAAATGGCAACATTTACCAAAGTATCATTCAACAACGCAAGCCCAAGAGGGTCAGGAGACTTAAGATTAGCATCTATTCCTGCGAAAGCAAAACACGTAAACGATTTAATTGATTCATTAGAAGACAATCCTGTTTTAACTAATGGATTAACTATCACATCAGCAGCTCATGGAATTATCCATACTAATTCAGGAGCTGTAACTCAAGCTACTAACCATACAACAGCTGTAACACTTAATGCTACAAGTGGAAAAATTACATTAGCTGCAGTTGCATTAGCAGCTACAACAAATGCTGAATTTACATTTACTAATTCTGCATTAAACACAACTTCAGTAGTTTTAGTTTCAATGGAAGATAATAATACAACTAATAATGCTCAATTAGCAGTTTCAGTTCATTCAATTGCTGATGGATCTTGTAAAGTTAATCTTGTAAATCCTCATTCATCAGGTGCTACATCAACTACAGCAAGTAAGGTTCACTTTTTAGTAATTAACGTAGCACAACAAAGTTAATAACTAACACTTATTAATAACAATAATAAAGCTCCCGGTTAACTCCGGGAGCCTTTTTAACTAAAAGGTTACATATGAAAAACATACTCACAGTAATATTTCTATTATTCACGTTCTTGAGCTATTCTCAAACAAAGGATTATAAGCCAGCTTACGAACTTACCAAACAGCTAAACACTCAATACAAAATAAAAATTACTTCTCTTGATTCTGTTGTATCTACACAGGATCTATATATTGAAGATCTACAAAGCATTATCCTAGTTAATAAAAAATTAACTGCAAACGATTCACTACATATAAGTCTACTAGTTCAGCAAAAAGACTTTCTCAATAAGAATATAAACTTATACAAGAAAGAACTAGACCGACGCGACAAATTCTGGAATAGACCATTGTTTGGTGTTATACTTGGAGTTGCTGGTACAGTTGGACTTATTCATGTAATTGACTACTCTCTACCTAGATAACTTGCTTATTTAATATATTTTTCGTATACTTATATATAAGCAGATAACTATATATGGCTAAATCATTAAAAGATGTAATAAAGTTAGAGTTCGCAAAATGTGCAAAAGATCCTGTACATTTTATGAGAAAGTATTGCTATATACAACATCCACATAAAGGTAAAATTAAATTCAATCTCTACGACTTTCAAGAAAGGACTCTAACTGAATTACGGGATCATGATTATAATGTTATCCTTAAATCTCGTCAGTTAGGTATATCTACTTTATCTGCAGGATATTCACTATGGTTAATGCTATTTCATAACGATAAAAACATCTTAGTTATTGCAACTAAACAAGAAGTAGCTAAAAATTTAGTAACTAAAGTTAGAGTTATGCATGATGGGTTACCAGGTTGGTTGAAAGGTAACTGTGTAGAGGATAATAAGCTATCTCTACGATTTTCAAACGGCTCGCAAGTAAAGGCAGTTTCAAGTTCTGGAGATGCTGGTAGATCTGAAGCATTATCACTTTTAATAATTGATGAAGCAGCATTTGTTGATAGTATTGACGAAATATGGGCATCATCTCAACAAACTCTAGCAACTGGTGGTGGAGCAATAGTTCTATCAACACCAAATGGTACAGGTAACTTCTTTCATAAAACATGGGTAGGAGCTGAAGCAGGTACCAATGGATTTAATCCGATTAAACTACACTGGACCTTACACCCTGATCGTGAACAAGAATGGCGATCAAAGCAAGATCAATTACTAGGTGAGAAGATGGCAGCACAAGAATGTGACTGTGATTTTATAACATCTGGTTACACTGTAGTTGATGGAACTACTCTTCAATGGTATTTAGAACAACAAGTTCAAGACCCGATTGAAAAACGCGGTTTTGATGGAAACTATTGGTTATGGGAATATCCAGACTATGGTAAAGATTATATGATATCGGCCGATGTAGCTCGAGGCGATTCTACTGATTACTCAACATTTCATGTAATAGATGTTGAGACCTTAACACAAGTAGCTGAGTATAAAGGTCAATTACCTACAAAAGACTTTGGTAATATGTTAGTTAATGCTGCAACTGAATGGAATAACGCATTACTCGTTATAGAGAATGCTAATGTTGGTTGGGCAGCTATACAACCAGCAGTTGATCGAGAGTATCCAAATTTATTCTACTCATCAGCTGATTTATCAGTAATAGATACTGGTCAACAATTGAAAAAGCGGTATGATTTAAAAACAAAAGATAAGATGGTTCCAGGATTTACGACTACTTCGAAGACGAGACCACTAATTATATCAAAGCTAGATACCTACTTCCGGGAAAAAGCATGTACAGTAAGATCAAAAAGATTAATTGATGAACTTTTTGTGTTTATTTGGAAAGGTAGTAAAGCGCAAGCACAAGGTGGGTATAATGATGACCTGGTGATGGCATTTAGTATCGGTATGTGGGTTAGAGATACAGCACTTATGTTAAGACAAAAAGGCATGGATTTAACTCGAAGTGCTTTAGATAATATTAAAGTTAACCGAGGTCCTGGTGTTTATACTAATAATGCACCAGACAACAATCCTTGGGTTCAAAAAGGACCAATGGGTGATCAAGATCTCACTTGGTTGATAAAATAAAGGTTATTAAAGAGGAATAAATATGGCAGATAAATCAATATTTTCAAGGTTAAGGAAATTATTTTCTAGTAACGTTATAGTTAGAAATGTAGGTGGAAAGAAATTAAAAGTACGTGATACATCGAGACTTCAATCAGTTGGTAATAAAGTTACTATGGGTGTTGACCGTTTTTCGAAGGTACGTAAGACTAATTCAAATTTAGGGTACGGGACACCATCTATGCAGAATTTTGCATATCAAAAAAACGAACTATACTCAGATTATGAAACTATGGATCAGGATGCTATTATATCCTCAGCACTTGATATATATGCTGATGAATCTACAATGAAGAACGAATTTGATAAAGTTTTAACTATTTCTTGTCAAAATGAAAACGTTCAAAAAATACTTCACAACCTATTTTATGATGTTTGTAATATTGAATTTAATTTATGGCCATGGATTCGTAATATGTGTAAGTACGGTGATTCCTTTTTAAAGTTAGATATAACTGAAGGGTATGGTGTAGTAAATGTTGTACCTCTTTCATCATATGAGATGACACGAGAGGAGGGTGAGGATTTAGAAGACCCATATAAGGTAACTTTTAAACAAGATGGTGGTGGTGGAAATATAGAGTACGAGAATTTTGAGATAGCACACTTTAGACTATTATCAGACTCTAATTTTTTACCATATGGTAAATCTATGGTAGAGCCAGCTAGAAAAACATGGAAGCAATTAACCATGATGGAAGATGCTATGATGATTCATAGGATTATGAGAGCTCCAGAAAAACGTATATTTAAAATAGATGTAGGTAATATTCCACCTAATGAGGTAGATGCTTATATGCAATCTATTATAGATAAAATGAAAAAGGTACCATATATTGATCAAAGTACCGGTGAATACAATCTTAAATTTAATATGCAGAATATGATGGAGGATTTCTATTTACCAACACGAGGTGGTGAATCAGGTACAGGTATAGAATCAGTTAGTGGGTTAGATTTTAACGCGATTGATGATATTGAGTATTTACGTAACAAAATGATGTCAGCCTTGAGAGTTCCGAAAGCATTTTTAGGTTATGATGAACAAGTTGAAGGTAAAGCAACACTAGCAGCTGAAGATATTAGATTTGCAAGAACTATAGAGCGGTTACAACGTATAGCAGTATCTGAGTTAACTAAAATAGCTATAGTACATCTATATACACAAGGCTTTAAGGATGAAGATTTAGTTGATTTTGAACTATCACTAACAACACCATCTACAGTGTATGAACAAGAAAAGATTGCAATCTGGCAAGAAAAAGTACGGCTTGCTACTGATATACAAGGATCAAAACTTTTATCAGACGAGTGGATATATGAAAATATATTTAATATGGGTGATGCAGCTTGGCAAGTAGAGCGCAAGAATGTAGTATCTGATTTAAAATTAAAATTCCGTCAATCACAAATTGAAAATGAAGGAAACGATCCAGCTAAAACATTAAGATCGTTTGGTACACCTCATGATATGGCATCACTAGGTCAACAAACAGGTGAGGAGGAGAGTGATGCACCAGTTGGTAGACCAGATATAGGTATGAAGTATAAGTCAACAGAACACCCTGGAGGTCAGGATCCAATAGGTGATAAAGACTTAGGTAAAACTTTTAACAATTCTAAGCAACCGTTAAAGCATAATTTTAGAGGCAATAGCCCTCTAGCTAGAGAAGATAAACAAACTAAATATAAAAATGTAATTAAATCACTTCAATCTAAGGGTAAATCAAAGCAGGTTTTGAAGGAAACTTTGAGTGAAGATAAAAAACAGTATAACGATAAAGGTAGTCTACTCGACGAAGGTAATATTATTGACGGGAGTATATAATCTTTTTGCAAAACATCATATTTATATATGATAACTACTATGTATAATGGTGAAAAAATATGAGCACACTAAAGCATTCAAAATTTAAAAATACAGGTATCCTGTTCGAATTACTTGTACGTCAAGTAGCGTCTGATACTCTATCTAAAGATAACTCTGAAGCAGTCAGAATAATTAAAGAATATTTTTCTAAAAAAACACAATTAGGAAAAGAACTTGAATTGTATCAGACTATATTAACTGAAAAGTTTAACTCTGAATCACAAGCTAATCGGTTTATTGATGCAGTGTTATCTAATAGACAAAAACTAAATCAAAGTACACTTCGTCGCGAAAAATATAATCTTATTAAAGAGATTAAAGAACATTACGATTTAGATAAATTTACTAAAGCTAGAGTTGATAATTATAGAACTCTAGCATCTACATATACTATATTTGAAAATACATCTTTAAAACCAGCTGACTCAGTTAAGATACGATATAATTTAGTTGAAGCAGTTACAGGCAAACGCGCAAATAAAGCAATTAAAAAGCAGATTGTATCTGAATATCAGAAGCAGGATAAAGATATGCAGTTACTATCATACCAAATACTTGTTGATAAGTTCAATGAGAAATATGGTGACTTATCAGTAAAACAGAAAAATGTTTTGCGTGAATACATAAACAATGTGTCTAATACAAGCAACTTGAAGGAACTTATATCAACAGAAGTACCTCATATAAAACGTACACTTCGAAATAAGATACGTTCGATGAAGGATCCAGTTATGAGAATTAAGTTGAAAGAGGTAGCTAAACAAGCAACTGCTTTAGGTAAACGTAATGTCATAAAAGATCAAGAAGTTTTATCTTTAATGAGATTCTACGAGTTAATTAAAGAACTTAAAAATATAAAGTAAGGGTTAAATATGCTATTCAATATTAAAAACTGGCAAGATAAACACTTAATCAAGGAATCTAAATTGAAAGAGATAGATTTCAAAGATAAAGCTGCGTTTGATAAATATCAATCTAAACTTAAAACTAAAATGCGATCAACTACCAAAGTGAACATTGCTGGTAAAGATACAACAGCTGGTGAAGCAGGTGGTAAAGAAACGACTGCAGGTGGAGCAGCTTCATCAACATCATCTGCTCACGCGAGTAAATTTACTCCAGAACAAAAGAAATCAGTAGTAAGTTCTGCAGCTGTACGGATCTCCAGAGATATTTCAAATGAATTTGGAAGAACTAAACATCCTAAATACGACTCACAGATGATGATGAGCCCTATAAGCAAAATATATATGACTGGAATGTCAATTGATGACGCTATGACTGAGATAGGCAGCCTTATGGGTACTGAATATGAAAACACTCGTATGACTTCATATGGTGAACCCAAAAAAGAAAAGCATTCTCTCGTACCCATGACAAAGAAATTTGAAAAACAATTGCGTACTCAAATGGAACGTGTGTATACCGGAGAGGCTGATAGTTGGATTAATGGAGTCAGTAATAATAATGATGAATTTGAAAATATAGATCCAGAAGTCGGTAAGCGAATAAAGGCTAATGCAGCCAAGCAAGACGCTGTAAAACGGGCAGAGTCCGACAAAAAAACGAAAGCATATAATATTCAGCAAGCAAAGGATAAAGCTGAAAAGCTAAAAAATAGAACACCAAAAGAAACTGAAAAAGCAAAAACACAATTCAAATTTAGTGAATCTGATTATGAATCTCCAAAAGAGTATCGAGATAATGTTAAGGATATATTGCAAAAGACATATGATTTAGATAAAGTTGATCCAGATAGAATGCAACAAATGATTGATGGTGCAGACGAATACTTTTACGATGAAGCAAGATCAGCAGGAAAAGCTGGCAGACGGTCTAAACCCACAAGTGCAAAAAACTTCGCTAGTTATATAGAGCAGTACTTTGATGAAGATGGTGTTAAGCCAAAAAATGAATCAATTACATCTCGATCCACAAGAATACAAGAAGCAAAGATATATCGAACTATTCAAGAGCTTAAAGGGTTAGAGAGAGGTTTATAAATGGAATCATACATCAAAAAAATGTTAAGCGAGCTAGAAGAATCTCAAGAAGAATTAGATGAGATGAGTGTGACTGGCAATCTTGATGGTGGTGAAGGACCTCCAAAAACTCCTATGGCATTTGGTAAAGGTCGTAACATGGATAAAAAGAAAACTAAAGATATATCTACAAACAGTACTGGATTTTCTTTAGTAAAAGAAAAACCAAAAAAGGTATACAAAGGAAATATGGGTGAATCAGTGTACAAGCAGGTAATGAGTGAGATAAACTATCGCGATTATAAAAAAGACGAATCCATGTCAGCTAAGAAAAAGGTTAATACATCTATTAGAGAAGTTAACCGAAAGCTTTACGAAATAGAACGAATAATTCATCAGAACAACAAGTTAAAAACTGAGATGGGTGTAACAAGTGAAAACTATTGGAAGTCAACACAAACTAAATTTTCAAAAATTAGTGAGCGCATGGTACGAGTAGGTCACGCAATGAGGAAACTGGGATCATAATGGAAAGAAAAGTATTAGTAGATTATATACCATTCAAGGTATCACCACAGCAGATTAATGAATCAATAGCTAATAATGATGGTAGGGTAATAGTTGAAGGTGTGCTACAACGTTCAGGAGCTAAAAATCAAAACGGTAGAATATATCCAAAAGATATTCTAGCAAGAGAGGTAGCTAACTATAAGAAAACTCAGATAGCAGAAAAACGAGCTTTAGGAGAGCTTGATCACCCAGAATCATCTGTAGTGAATTTAAACAATGTATCTCATAATATATTAGATTGTTGGTGGGATGGTGATGATGTAGTAGGTAAAGTAGAGATTCTAGGTACTCCATCTGGTAATATTTTAAAGGAACTATTAAAAGCTGGTATCCTATTAGGTATAAGCTCAAGAGGATTGGGTTCAGTTAGAGAGCTAGATGAAGGTACAGTAGCAGTTGAAGATGATTTTGAACTTATATGTTGGGACTTTGTATCTAATCCATCTACACATGGAGCATTTATGAAGCCTGTACAGAGTGAAGGTGTACTAGCAGAAGGTGTATTAAAACAAAATCAAAGTTATGCAAAAGCAAATACAATTATTAGAGACATCCTCTGTGAGATGAAAGGTTGCTGTCCAATAGACTAGGGAATAATTATGATTAGAATGAAAAACATATTAAGTGAAACTAAGCAAGAAGAAAATTACAAGAAATTAAGTAGTAAACAACGTAAGCTTGTACTTGACGCAGTTAATAAATTTAATAAATTTGAACAACATGTATATAGACAGAAGGATGTCAAAGAAGTTGTAGAAGCTATTAAAACTATTAGTGAATATGCAGGTAGATTAGCACTGGATGAAACAGAGGATTGGTTTGATGGTGTAACTGTTAAGAAGGATGTTAAAGATATTAATGAAAGTGTTAAGATTTTTGAAAAAACTGCAAAGGAGGTTAGTACTTTACAACACCGCTTAGAAGCTATGTACGAGAATATTGGTGGTAAGTTAAGCCGTTATTACGAAATAGATAACGTTGATGTAACAGTACCAGTTGCTCCTAAAAATGCTAACCTTAAAGAAAAACAGGTCTTCTATACAGATAAGCAAAATAGAAAACGTAAATTTGACGATGGCAAATAGAGAAATATGATGAACTTTAAAGAACAATTCAAAAGAATAGGTGGCAAGTTAAACGAAGAATATGTTGAATCTATGGATTCTATAAAACTAGATAAGCATTTAGGTGAAATTGAAAAGCTTTGGAAGAAATGGAAAACTGGTCCTATGACAGAGAGAGATGATATCAAACCTGCTGGTGACGAATTAACACATTATATTTTGTTATGGATGAGAAAAACGTTCAAATAAGCTACTATTCAGTTGGTAGTTTAAATTATTTTTCGTATATTTAATATAAATTAAGTAATAAACTAAACAAATTAAATGGCTTACAACAGAAACCAAAAACATCGTAATCAATCTGATACGAATTCTAAGAACTTCGATTCTAAGAAACCACATTTCAAAAAAAGAAAAAAATTAACCCGAGAAGATTTTCAAATACCTGGGTGTCCAACTGCAGTTAGAGTACCAGAAGGAGATATAGGTCAAGCATTGAAGCGTTTTAAAAAAATGATGAAGATGACAGGAATCATTGATGAATATAAAGATAGGAGGAGATATGAAAAACCTTCTAAGCAACGATATATAGAGAGGGTGAGAGCTGAGGGAATGCAGAAGAAAAACACTAAACGTGAGATATCTATGGATAACAATTATGTCTGGGAGATGAGAGATATGAATGCAATTTCACGCTCTACTCCAGTTAAACGCACACGTGTATCGAATAATAAGTAAAATTATTAAAATATATACATTAATTAAGAGAAACCCGAGTGGTTTCTTTTTTTTTGTCATATTTATTTCTAGATAAGAATACACCACGCTTTTATTTAAGCATTCTTTATGTGGTGTGAAAATATAAAATTAATTATTATTAAGAATCCCAATATTCTTATTTCCACAAACAAATTTAGGAGAATAGACAATGAACGATCTATTAAAAGAAGCAATCGCTGATGCTAAAGCAGTACGTAAGACAGCTCTTGCAAATGCTAAACTTGCCCTTGAGGAAGCTTTTACACCAAGACTTCAATCTATGATTTCTGCAAAAATCCGCGAGGAAGCAGAATATGATGAATTAGAAGAAGACGAAATGGAAGATCATAACGAAATGCGAGAAGATGAGCATGAAGATATGACTGAAATGGACCACGAAGAAATGGAAGAAGCTGACGAAGAGCATGTAGAAGGTATGCGAGAAGATGAAGACGAAATGCGTGAGGATGAAGAAATGGAAGATCATAATGAAATGCGAGAAGATGAGCATGAAGATATGGACGAAGAAATGGACACAGACGAAATGGCACACGAAGAGCCAGTAGCAGAAGAAGATGATTTAGAACTTGAAGCAATTATCAAAGAGCTTGAAGACGAAATCGAAGAAGATGGGCATGATGAACTAGAAGAAGCTGATGAAGATGAGCTTGAAGAAAGTAACGATGCAACATCTGGTATCGGAGGATCCGATAACAAACAACCTGCACCAGCAGCTAACGCAGACAGCACAGATGATCCAGAAGGAACAGGTGCTAAAGTAGTAGCAGAGTCAGAAGACGGTATGGAAGGTGAATCTGAAACTTTAGATACTTTAAAAGAAGAAGATGAAGACGAAATC